GCCAGGTCGGACAGGTTGTTGGATGACAGCAGAGCGCCGGTAAGTGACGAGTAAGCCGCATACCAGGCCGTTCCGTCGTACACCTTCATTCCGCCGCCAGAGGCCAGCGAATTGGTGTTGTAGTACAGGTTGCCAGCGGCGAGCGGCCCACCGGTGTTGTCGGTGGCGGGGTCAGACGATTTCGGCCCCAGGTACTGGTCGTTGAAGTTGGCGAACGCTGACAACGCCGAGTCGCGTGCGGCTTCTGCACCAGCCTTTGCGGTGGCAGCATCGGTGGCGCTCGAGGACGCGTTCGTTGCCTGTGTCGTAGCCGTGGTTGCGCTGGACGCTGCGTTCGTCGCACTGGTCGCCGCTTCAGATGCCTTCGTGGTGGCAATGCCTGCTTGTGTGGTGGCGGTCGATGCGCTCGAGGCAGCATTCGTTGCGCTGGTGGCCGCTTCTGCCGCCTTGGTTGTGGCCGTGCTGGCAGATGTGGACGCAGACGACGCCGAGCTCGCGGCGTTGGTCGCGCTAGTGGCTGCTGCGGTCGCAGACGTAGAGGCGGCGGTGGCGCTGTTTGCCGCATTGGTAGCCGACGTAGCAGCGTTGGTAGCGCTGGTCGAGGCTTCCGTCGCCTTTGTTGTTGCGGTCGTTGCTGAACCAGCGGCAGACGTTGCGCTGGTGGCTGCGTTCGTAGCGGAGGCTGCTGCCTCAGCCGCTTTGGTAGTTGCGATACCAGCCTCAGTAGTCGCGGTCGAGGCCGACGTCGCGGCATTGGTAGCTGATGTTGCAGCCTCGGATGCCTTGGTCGTTGCGGTAGTTGCAGAGCCGGATGCAGCGGTTGCGGATGCGGCAGAGTTTGTCGCGCTGGTTGCGGCATTGGCTTGAGAAGTTGCTGCCGAGCTCGCGCTTGCAGCGGCGTTGGTTGCCGATGTGGCGGCTGCGGACGCACTCGATGCAGCCTCGCTTGCTTTTGTAGTCGCTGTCGTGGCGGAACCGGCGGCGGCAGTGGCTGAACTGGCCGCGCCAGTAGCCGACGTTGCAGCCTCCGCAGCCTTCGTGGTCGCGGTCGAAGCCGAAGTAGAAGCGGACGTGGCTGAGCTGGCGGCATTTGTTGCCGCAGTCTCGGCGGCATTTTTTGCCGCCATGAGCTCAGGCGTCACGTCACCGGTGTCACCCTTTGGTCCCTGGATACCTTGGATACCCTGGATGCCCTGGATGCCTTGCGGCCCTTGCGGCCCCTCGCTAACGATGGTAACCGTTTGCGCAGAGGAAACCTCTTGGACGACAACGGTTGCGCCGATTTCTTCGACAACGACCAAATCGCTCATCGAGTGATCTCCTTGGAAACAGTGATCTCGCCTTCCATGAGACGGGTCACGGTTCCGTCAGCGGAGGTCAGCTCGAGGTCGTACTTGCCACGAGACCAGCCGATCGCCGCGGTGGTCGTCGCGCTGAAAATCATCGTGATCGTTCCGGCGCCAGTTCCTGAACCAGTGGTGAGCACCAGCTTGCCATTGGTCGAGGACAGCTCGAGCAACACCTCTTCCGATGCAGCGCTCTTGCGGATCTGCATCTTGGCTGTGTAGCCGGTCAGGTTGACAGCAGCCCCGGAGCTGTCTTTCCATACGATTGGCTTGATCAGGGTCGCGCCCTGTTCGATCTCGAAGTCGTAGCTTGCTGCTGGCATATCAAATTCTCCGGAGCTTGGCCTGCATGACAGAACGGACCTGGCCGTGGGTACTGCGCTGACGAGCCACGTTGATGCCCTGCTGGAACAGGGTCCTGTGAACTGCCGCCATCTTCTCGTTGCTGTACGGCTTGCCCACGCTGATCATTAAGCGAGACAGAGCGCCGCTTGCGATCGTCTCGGCGTAGTCCTCGAGGATCACGCTTTCGACGCTTTCGCTGGCTCGAGTCGGCTTCAGGGCCACGCGCATGGTTAGGCCGTTGGCGTAGTCCTTCTCCGGAGGATTCCACACGGACACCGAGCGCTCGTCCTTCTGGAGGTAGAAGCGCGGCGTGCTGGACTTGTCCTGGTACGAGCTGAACAGACGGTTGTAGACCGATGCTTCACGCACGAAGTCAGGCGCCAGAGGCGTGAGCTCGTTGTCCTCGAGCCAGGCTTTCATCACCTTCACGACGATGTAACCCTTGGGCGGCTCCAGGTCGTAATCCACCACACCAGACCTCAACGTGACCGGATCGTGGTCGCGTTGGAGGATCAGGCTTTTCTCGCAGAACTCGATGCAGGCGTTGCGCACTGCGTTGACGACCACCATCTCTGCCGCACCAGGAACCTCGGTCAGGATGTTGGGAAAGAAATCTTCGTAGGACGCTGACATCAGACGCCTCCAGCTTGAATGCTTTGCGGATTGGACTCGCCGCCTTTACGGTTCAAGGACTGGCCGAACGCCACATCCTTCTGCAACTTCATGCCCATGAGTCCGCCGAACAGATTCAGGTAGCTGTTGGCGAGCGCTGCGTTGCCGCCGAAGTCGGCTTCCTTGGCGTATGCGCGGAACAGAACAAACAACACGATGCCCTCGAAGTAGGCATCAGCGATTGCCAGGTCGTTGTTGGTTGCCGTCAGAGTCGTCGGTCGCTTGGAGTACAGGAGCTCGACCTTCACCCCGGAGTTGACAGGAGGATTCACCCAGAATGTCGTCGGGTTGCGCTCGTCGTAGACAGAGTTCTTGACCTCGGACTTCTTGGTGTTGGTGTGCCAGTACGGATCGTAGGCATCTAGGGTGTCGCGATCGGTGGGGCGGATTGCGCGACCAGGCGTCGTGCCGTCCGAGCCGATGTTGCGGATCACGTCCAGCAGGCGGTAGCCGGCGGAGGGAATGGATTGCTTGGATCCAGCGACCAGCGTGACGACCTCGTTGACCGGGAAACAGTCAGGGCGGTAGACCGCGATGATGCCTTGCGCATCGTTGATGGCGTCGATCAGCTCCTGATCGGTCCAGCGGTAGCCGGTAGCGTCAGCGTCGTTGAGGATGGATCGAACCCGCGAAAGAACGTCAGAGACCTTCATGCTTCACCCGGCGGTTGTTTGGACTTGCGCGGGGGCTTGCCGGCCTCTTTCCTGAATTCCTTGAGGGCGTCCTCAATCCCGAGACCAGGCGCCGTGTCCGACTGCGCTGTCTCTGGATTTTCGTTGGGGTTTTCTTGTGGAACGGTCTGCGTCGGGCGCTCGTAAGGCTCCATATCGTCCCGCTGCGCGAGCTGCGGAGTCCACGCGTAGATGTGGCCAGATGTCTTTTGTTTGAGCAATTTCATAAAAAAAGGGAGGGAGTTTCCTCCCTCCCCTCCATCAGGGTTTACCCGATCACTTGCGGACGTATCCGTGAACCAGAGCTTCGGGCTTGGTCACCTTGAAGCCGTACACGTTCAGACCGCGGACGATGTTGCCGAACGTGCTTTGGGCGCGCAGGGTCTCGACGTTGGTCATTTGCGAAGCGAAAGAGATCGCGTCGCGGGTGCCGGCCATGATGTTCCATGCCTTGTAGTCGGCAGCGCCGCCGGTGCCGCCAGCAGCAGCATCGGATCCCAGGTCGGTGACGCTGGACAGGTTGTTGCTGACGTACAGGGTGAAGCGGTCCACAATGCCCAGCTTGCCGTTACGCAGAGGCGTTACGGAGTCGCCGGTCAGGTAAGCCGCCTTCAGGTCCGAGCGCTTGATCAGCGAAGCCATCCAAGCGGGGAGCACGGCCCAACGGCCATCTTCGGGCACGTTCTGCTCGTCCAAGCACTGACCCATGTCCAGGATCATGTCCAGAACCGTGGAGCTGGTCACTTGGCGGGGAGCGCCGGTGGCACCCAGGTTGATGTCGCCAGAAATGGCGCCAGCGGTGGCACCCTTGTTGGCGGCGGCTGCGTCAGCGTATACGCTTCCGAGCACGTCGCCGTCGATAGCGATTTTCATCTGCTGCGAAGCGTCGTTCGTGAAGATATCCATCAGCTTGACGTCGGCTTGGGTAGCATCCACGTCGTCCAGGACGACTGCGAAGTACTTACCCTTGTCGATGTTTAGCTCCAGGGGGGCGGAGGTAGGAACCTGGTTGGTCAGGTTCTGGCCCTTGGAGTAGTTGCTGATGGTGATCGTGGGGATCGAGCGAATGTTGACCTTGTCGCCTTGGCCCTTGATCTCGCCTTCCCAGTCGTTGTTGGTGATCTCGCCCAGGACGGTGCTCTTGTAGAACTTGACCTGGAGCTTGCCCGACCAAACTTCAGGGATGAAGTTGGATCCGGAAGCGGATGCGTAATCACCAGCGTTGCTGGCGCCGTAGTAGTTGCTAGATGCGGTAACTGACATGATTCAAACCTTTCGGTACTGATCAGTCGGCTTATCGAACTCTTTTTTCTCGAATCGCCAACTGAATTTCTGCGTCGATGGCAGCAGCATCCGCCTCAGAGATCTCGCCCCTCCGGTCTCGAGCGTAGAAATCTGCGATCTCTCCGCGAGTCCAGAGCTTCTTGCCCGCTGGCGCCTCGGGAGTCCGAGTCGCTACCGGAACAAGTTGCGAATCCAGCGAGTTGGTAGCTGCTGCCGCTTTGTTCTGTTGAACCTTTTTGAACGCATTGAAGAATCTGGCAACGCGATCCGCATCGCGCTTCCCTTCAGCCTCCGACAGAATGTCCTGGCGCGTGTAGCCGGTGATTTCGTCGATCTCACTCAGCCATGTATGGAAGTCGGGGTCATCGTTGATAGCCATCCAGTCCGGAACTGACGAGGCCAACTTCTCATAAAAGCCGACCTCTTTGTTCTGAACCAGAGTCGAATCGAGCGACTCCAGCCGTTTCTTGAGTTGGGCGATCTCGTCGTCTTTACCCTGAACCTCTTCCCGCGCTGCGCGGCGGATCAGGTCTACGAGCGGCTCACCGTACTCATTCACTTCCTCCGGCTTCACCAGCGATTCCTTCGGTTTCGCGAGCGATGCCTTAAGCGCCTCCACTTCCTCGGTCAGGCTATTCAACTTGCCGTCACGCTCCTTGAGCGCCGCATGCAGTCGTGGAACCTCGGCGTTGTACTTGCCGTGCAGCGTCTTGTACCTTGCTTCCCACTTGTCGTCTCCCTCTGACGGAGGGGTGGCCGCGGGTGCGGTGGTTGCCTGAGCTGTTGGTTCACTCGGAGCCGGCGTATTGGCCGGAGGGTCCGAAGCAGAAGGATCGCCTGGCGGGGGATCTTGCTGCTGCTGCTGCGGCTGTCGAGCCTGTTGCAGTCGTTGAAGAGCTTCGTCTGCCTTTCTTTCCGCCTCGAGGACGGCACGTGGTAGGTTCAATTCAAACTCCTTGAGCCTTCACTCCGTGTCAGGGGCCTCTGAGGGTTTTCCCTAATACTTCGATCCGGTGTTCTCGGTTGCCAGCGATACCGCCGCTGGTCATGCGGTTGCCCCAACGGGGCGGGTCACTTCATTTTTCGGAGGATGTCTCTTGCTGACTGCTTCTTTTCCAGAAACTCAGCCAGCGCTTGAGACGCTCCTTGATTCCACCGGGACTGAACTTCGTCACGAGTGGCGTCATTCGTGCTGCGAATTTGGCCCAAAGATTCTTCAAGCCAGCTACACACCACTTCAAAATCACTGTTCCCTCCCAGCGAGGCTAACGATTGGAGAACTGTAATTGGTGGTTTTGCAAGCATGTGCTTACTTCTTGTAGTCCTGGCGGCTACGGACCCCAGGGCCCAAGTTGTACGTGCATTCGTTGGGAGCGCCATAGCCGCCGCGAACCAGGCCACCGTCAGCCATGTGATCGCCGGCGTATTTGGCAGGGCTCATGCGGCCAGACTTGATGGCGTCGGCGTTGCGCTTTATCTCCTTCGCGCTGTGATTGCCTTCACTCTTCTCGCCGGCCATGTACTGATCCTTGCTGATCTTGCCGCTCTTCAGCGCCTTGGCTTCTGCCATCTCTTCGGCGCGGGTTTCTTTTCCACGAAACATTTTTGCCGCCATAACGGACCTTACTTTTTGTAGTTTTGCAGAGATCGAATCCCAGGCCCCTGCGTCTCATCGCACACATTAGGCGGCAGGAAGCCAGGAAGATGGCGCAGCAGCGGAGCTTCGTCGATGTCGTGCTCCATGTCGTGCTCCATGTAAATGTTTTGCTCCTCGGGCTTGATCTTTCCGGTGTTGGGCTTCTTTGCGTTGTACGGTTGTTTCATGACATATCCTTCACTGGACTAGGTTTGCCGATTCCCCGCCGGAGGGGTTGCCTGCGGTATCGAGTGTCGCTGGTGCTTGAGCTTGCTGAGCTGCCATCTGCTGCATTTGCATGGTTTGCACTTGTTCCTGCTTGAACTGGAGCTCCTCCGGGGTGGGCACGATCTTGTCGGTGTCCATCTGGAGAGACTCGGCAACCTGGCGCAGAAGGTAGGCGCGACCTTGCGGCCCGACGATCTGAAGATCGACCGGGTTGGCCGTGGCTTGCAGGAACTCGTTGCGACGCATCTGCAACTGCTCCTTGGCCACCAGACCCATGGCGCCCTTGGCCATGACCTTGAAGTCGCCCTTGGCCGAGGTGTCCGGGTCGTAGATCATGTTGTGGACGTACAGTCGGTTGACGATAGATGCCACAACGACGTCCACCGAAGCGATCGCTGACTTGATACCCTTCGCCGCGTTGTCCATCAGCATCGACAGACCGGACGCCGTGCGACCTGCACCGCCCGTGGCGCCGCTGCCGTACACGTAGTTCGGGATGCCGGTGACCTCGTCGGCCTGGCGCATGTAGAACTGGTATACGTTGAGCAGCTCAGCCGCATTCATGTTCGGCTGGAAGAAACGAACAGCCGGCTGACCGCCGCCGGTGCGATCGCTGGTCGTCTGCCAGATCTTCCAAGGGAACATCGACGTCACGTCTTCGCCATCAGGCAAACGATCGACGTGGATCTCAGCCTGGGGACCAGACGCCACGCCCATGTTGTTGGCCAGGCTGCGAGCCGCTGCATTGCACATGATTTGCACGTCGCGCATCACTTCGCCCAGAGCCACGCCCCAGAAGGAGCCAGGCACCGGAACCCACTGCGCAATCTCGTAGGGGCGGGCGCCCAGCGGATCAGGGTTGAGAGACACCTTGATGATGAAGGGGCCGATCTGCCAGACGTTGACCTCGTACTCCTTGTACGGGTCGAGCTTCTTCTTGAAGCCCCAGTCCATGAGCATCTTGCCGCTGACCGAACCCCAGAACTCCAGGGCCTCGATCACCTCTTTGGTGTACAGACGAGAGTGAGGCTTGCCCTCGAGGCGGTCGCGCTCCTGGTCGCCCATCAGCCACTGACGGAAACCCTGATCGCCAAAGCGATCGAGCACCTGGTCGATGTCCTTATCGCTGTATCCAGGCGTGCCGCGCATGGCTTGCAGGCTGGAGCGGGTCAAGCGGTGACGCTCGATCAAGTAGCCGTCGTTGACGTTGCTCGAGTTGGGCGAGGGGAACATATCATGCGGCGACACACGCTCGGTCTGGCGCACGTAGTCATTCACGACAACCGGCTGAAAGCCCTGGCCCCAGTGCATCGTCTTCTTGCGACGCACGACAGGACCTTTCAGTATGGCGGTCGGATAGGTAACAAAGTCGTCAATGAACTCGCGGAACGCAACCTCGAAGCCGCCGGCGTTGAGCTGATCCTCGATCTTGTTCTCCATGCGGTTGGCGCAGCGGTCGGCCTCCTCTCGCATGCGAGCCATGATCGTGTCGTGGACCTGCTCCATACGGACACGGAAGGCTTCAGGGTGAACCTGTCCACCAGCCTGAACGAACTGCTGCATCTCCATCTGCACGAGTTCAACGATGCCGGCGGAGATCTCGGGCGGAAGATCGGGCTCCTTGGACGGCTGAAGCTCGTAGGCACGACGTCCGCCACCAAGCATAACGTCCGTGATCCAGTTGGCAGCAGCACGGGCCTTGATGTCCGTGATCCGCATGTAGATGTCAGAGCCGCCAGTCCTGGCGATCTCCATAGCCTTGTCCGGATCGTAGACGCCGCGGCGCTGACGCTCACACTTGAGCAGGCGCTCGGTAGTCTCGGTCTTGGAGAACTTGGCTCGTTCCCAGCAATCCGAGATGTGGCGTGAGAGGCCGGAGTACAGGACGTCAATCAGGTCGTTCTTCTGCTTAACCTTGATGTCCACTTCTGTCGGAGGCGTAGCTCCGAGCATTCCAATTGCAAGTCCGTTCATGTTCAGGTCCATCCCCTGCTGGATGCTTGTACGACCGATCGCGCCCTGGCAGGACGCAGGCCGTTACGCACCCGCATGCACAAATACTGAAGAGCGTCATGAGGATGCGAGAAAGCATCCTTGACGGGACGGTCCCTGTATCGCGCAGCGCCTGAACTTTTCACGCGCTCATACCGGTAGCGACCATTGAATCCTTTACGCAACGCCGAACAACGTGGGTCTAACAACAGACCCGGCCCGCCGTCGATCATGCGTGTCAGGAAGAATGCAACCGATTCTCGCCGGGGTATCCAATCATTGGTTGGCGCGGGCTCAGTTGGGATGC